CTGCACTAACTGTGTAGTCAACATCAACAGTTTGTAACTGTCCGTTTAGTGTAACTTTTACTTGGTACTTGTTGTCAATCTGAATAGTGTCGTTGATGGCATATGTAGTTGACGTGCCATTGGCAAATACTTTGATTATTTGATCTTGCCAGTCAACTCTGCCGTAAGCATGTACTTTGTTCACACCCGGGGCACCAATGTACATCCAGCGTTCATCTTGACTGATGGCAACACTGTACCCAAATTCTCCTGGAGATGTATTATCTGGAGAAATCAACAGTTGTGACTGTGTAAACGGATTGGTACCAGGCTCTCCAAGGTCAGGGTCTCGATAGATAACTGCGGCATATCCAACATCAGCTTGGTCAGCAGGTCCGCGGCTTTTGCTAGCACCTGCTACTGCCCAGTCTTGATAGCCAAAATCCACAGCATTGCCATAACCTCTAACTCCTGTAACATCTAGTGTTAAAATAGCATCAACTTGGCCTACTGGACTTACTGGAATGTATTGATCTGAATAGTTTTTAACATACACATACACGCCACCTTTGTTGGTGTCGCTTGGTATGCTGGATCCGTATCGTGGGCTGCCTACCAAGGCTGCCAGGCGATTGTTGGCCTGTGCTACACTTTGACCATACTGTTCAGTGGCGTCAAGCAAGACCGGGGCTAGCTCTGTAACCGCAGAGAATTGATCTTGCTTTTCTAGCACTTCCCAATGTCCTGTGCCGTCATCATCAACCCAAACTTTTGCACCAGCTTGAATATCAGTAGAGTATGGCAAATCTAAAATATCGCTGGCTTGCACCACACGTTGTGTTTGTAGTGTAAAGCCAATACCAACACCGTTGATAACTGTTTGGCCACCAGGTACAAAACTATATGCCACAGTGACTCTGTTGACACCAGGCACAGTTAGCACTCGATAAACACCGTTAACACGAATATCAAACTGTTTGATGATTAGTCGATCACCTACAGACAATCCGTGCTCTTTGGTAAAGTTAACAATAGATGTACCGTCCAAATTGTCACACACGTGATCAATGTAGCCTGGCACTGACACACAACGATAAATGTCCCAATCGTAGTTGTTGACTTTGGCCACCCATACAGTAGCGCCAACTCGAACTGCATCAATATTGGCCAAGATTGTAGAACCAGTTCCAAGATCAAATGTAGTAATGTCTACATCGTCAAGACTTACGTAACCAGCCGTGGGCAGAGCAGTATCTGTGTTGGTAGTCAGTGTTGTAGGCAAGAAGTCTGGTGATGGCAACTTATAGCTCTGACGCCACACGTTGCTCAACAAGATTTGTTGATCAGCTTGGCTTTGTTGCTGTGGGTTGATCACTTGTACCAAGCTCGGGTTGGCATTTAACAATGCACGATCCAATCTCAATTCAACAAAACTTCTGTTGGCGTTGGCACCGTACACAGCACGTTGCACAGCCCAGTTCTCATAGATTTGATAGTCTGCAGATTCTTTACCAAGGTTGGCATTGCTCAACAACTCTGCTGAAAGGATTGTGCCTTTGCTGCCTAAGAACTGTGAGTAAACATTTACCTGACTAACATCATCAAGATTCAATGCTGCCATATACTGTCGAGGACGGAAACCAATCAAGCCGTAGCTCAACAGGTCATTATCGCTTTCTAAGTTGGCAGTGTTGATACTGTAAGAGTTCTGCAACTGGTTGGCTTTATTGGCAATGTTAGGCAACAAACCCAATTCAATTTGTGTATAGTCGCTCTTGATCCAGTTGTTGAAATCAAACTCAATGCTAGGATCAACTATTGTGGCGGCTGACCAATACTGATCTTTGTATTTGACAATCTGACCTTTGGTATACTTCTTCAAGCCAGACCATTCTTCTACATTGTCCTGATTTAAAATAAAGCCTTGTGCATCAACTGTGCCGTTCCATTCAGTTGTGGTAATGCCCACAAAGTTCAGTCGACTTTGACGAGCACCTGTGATAGGTTCATAGATCAGGTCACCAAATACTGACTGGTTATTCAACACAATCATATGTTCAAAGTTTGTGAATCGTAAATCAGCAAAACTTAAACTTTGATTAGTCAACGGTTGCAATGTCAGGGTATTTTCAAGACGCACAATATTAATATCACGTGTGGGCAGTTCACGTTTGTTTTGATCCAACAATACATTTTCATTGGTCTGTGTGGCAATGCTGTCTACTACTGCCCCTGGCTTGGTTATAGTCAATGCGCTGGCCAACGGGTTAAGGTTGATCAAAGAATTGGTGTCCCAGCCTTGTTGGCTCCAGTACAAAAATTCCACAACCATTTGCGACCAGTCCAAGGTATATCCATTGGCACGATCTGTAAATTCTAACCCTTGTTCTTCTAACAGGCGACCGTAACTCAACAAAAAGTCACACACGCTGGTTTGATTGGTAAACACATATCCGTATGGGACCTGTGACACTGTGTTGGTATATGCAGACCGGCCATAACTTAACAAGAAGTCACACACGCTGGTTTGATTGGTAAACACATATCCGTATGGGATCTGTGCCACTGTGTTGGTGTAAGCAGTGGGTACTCGAACAGTAACATCGCCCACAGTGTATGGCTGTAGTCGGCCAATGGATTGACTAACCAAAATGTTAAAATATGGTTGCGCATTTGAGTATCCAAATACTGCATATCCACCTTCAACCATTTGTACAATTATACTGCTGTAGATCACACGATCAAAAGGCTGATTTTTGTACAACAACAAGTTGTAGCTTTCGTCAGGTATCAATAGCGTTGAGTTAACTGAGTTAGGGCTTGATTTTTCAGTGTAAATTTTAATGTATTGTTTGTCACTGAAGCTGGCCATTCTGTAGCACAGTCGAACATCTATGCTGGCTAGATCTGCTTCTAATGCCGTGGTACTGTCAATACCAGTTTGACGATTGTAGTCAACAATCCAGTCAATGTAGCTGGCTTTGCTTGTGCCGTTGCCGTAAACTTGGATACCGTTGGCATCTAGTCGATAACGGTCGTTGTACAAGTACTGTCCAAACTCACTATTATACCTGTATAAGTCACGATCAGCAAACAAGCTATAAAACTTGGCAGGCCGAGTCAACGCTAACACACGCATCACAGCAAATGGATATGCACTAGAGTTCCACCATGATGATTCTACAGGGCTACCGTCTCCTGCTACCCAACTCTTCTGAAATGTGTTATCACTATAATCTCCAACCACAGAATCAAATGGGCTCAACAGTACACCTTCTGAATTCACAGGAATAACTCCACTTAGTCCAGGGCGGGCATATGCAGGCAGTATGTAAGCACCAGCAGGGTCAGCCACACGTCCTAGTTCAAGATCGTCCCACAACACCAAGTTGTCGCTAGTGTATGGCCCTGGACCGTAAACAGTATTCCACCAGGTGGGTTTGATAGACAGTCCCAACATCTCCCAAGGAGTATTTGCTGGGTCTTCTGTGTCGTAGAAATATCGATTGATACCTCGCCAGGCGCCAATCAATGTTTCACCTGGAGTGAGTTTGTTCTGTGCTTGAGAATAATTCCAAGAGAACTCATTGTTGACAATGTAATTCTGTGTGGTATAATCCAGTTTGTTCCAGCCCACATAGCTCAAAAAGTCAAGATTCAAGATGTTTGAAATTTCTTCAAACGTGTATCCTGTTTCGCGGAACTGACCTGGTAGTACATCTGTGATTGTTAATGGCACTGGGTTGCCATCCAGTTTCAAATTGTTATAAATTCGTTTTTCAAATTCCAGCAACACATCATCCCGCACATCGCCAAACACAGGAGTTTGGCTGCCGTCGTGTCCAACAATGACCAGTGCTGTGCCTGTGGTTGTACTTACTGTGGCAATTTCAGGACGATATGCTGGATACAATCCCACCTTGGTAGGAGTGTTGGGCACAAAACTGCCATAGGTAGCAGAATATTCTTGTACGCTGATAATGTCGCCAACGGCCAGTGTGGTCAACACAGTGATACGAGGTCCGTCAGTAGCCACAGTGTAGTCAAATCCGCGGGTCAACAACACATTGTTCTTGAACACATTCAATCCAAGATAATTTGCAGAAGTATAGTTATAAACTTGTGTGGTATCAAATACGTTGGTGGTAATCAAGCTCACATTGTAGTTGGTCTGTGTGTATACAGAACCAGTTGGAATCATGTCTGACCAATAGAACGGGTTTGATTCAACTTTGCCCAGTGTGATATTGGTCATAGCGTCAACCAAAATATCTGCCACTGTGGTATCATACTGTATGGTCAAGTTTGTTACTTCTTGCATCAGCAAGTTTTTAAACTTTTGGTACTCTCTTGCATTGTATTGCAAGCTGGCAAAAATGTTATAGTCTTGACTGCGATTAAAATATCCTGTTAAGGTCAGTGGAGCACTCTGTTGCAAGATGATCAAGCCGTAAGGACCAATTTCACCTAGGTCACGTGTGTTGTTGGCACCATTGATAGGACCCACAAGGGTGGTTAAGTTTTCGCAGATACTTTCGTAATGTGTGCGAATAGTACCCAGGGTAAAGCTATTGCTGTTGCCGTTGAGTGGATTTTTCTCTAAGTTAATAGGAACTTGATAAAACGCTACCTGGCTGGTCTGGTCGCTGAGTGCTAATACTTCAACAATGTCGCCTATGGCATATGTGTTGTCCAAGGTAATAGTGGTAGTGGTGGATGTAGTTGACACAGTGTAAGTGTCAGGGTCTCGATAATTACTGCCTACATATACTTTGACCGCTGGCAATATTCCGGTGCTTTGTGCCTGTACATCTAGCTTTAAAGGTGAACCATCAAACGTAAATTTAAACTGTTGGCGTATTTGTGTTTGAGTGGCAGCATCAGTCCAACCAATCAGACGGTCAAACAATGTTCTGCTTGCATATTCTCTAACAAAACCTGAGCTGATAGGATCAGTAACGCTGACATTGTCTTGCACATACAAAAATGTGTCTTTATACAAGTTGTTTTCAAATACAATATCACCAACGTTGTTAAGATTCAAATACTGCAATGGGAATTGCAAGATAGGATCAAGCACAGTGGTATCGCCAACAGCGTAACTAAACAACTTTGATCCTGCAAACGTACTCGATGGATAGGTTACTCGATTGCTAAAACTTATGCCGTCGGCGTTGTAGACGTTGAACAACGGTGCTTGTTGAATGCTAGTCTTAAGCTGAGATTCTATCCAGGCGACACCATCGTACCAAAAAGTCAATCCTGCAAGAGTATCACCTTTGAGACACACAGTTGATTGATCTACTAGTACTTCTCCGTCGGTGGCAAGTGTCAAGTTAATAATAGGTTGCGCAATTAACGGAGGTACTGAGTCTGGCTCAACAAAGTTTACCACCCAAATTTTGTTACGCACATTAGCATCTTCGTCAGCGGCAAAAATTACTCGGCTGCCATCAACTACTGCATATCCATCTATAGTGTAACTCGTAGTGCCTTCGACATTGCTAAATGCATCAGTTTCTTCAAAGTCAATTACGTCAATTGGTTGTTTGCCTTCAGTGCCCATATTAAACAGTCGCACGCCTGGACGGAACTGTACAATAGGACGCTTGGCTCGATACTGATTGTCAATTGTGATATCAGTGTTGTTGTATTCTGCTGTGGCATTGATAACATCAATGTGGAACCACCGGTTACTGCGAGTCCAAGCATTTAGATCCTTACTGGCACGATCAATAGTTAAGTAATCTAAATCTTCTGGAATGGGAAGACTACTGTCGTTGTTGTTAACAACGTAAGTTTCAGGAGTAATAAAATTTTCTACAGGCAACAACTCAATGGCCACGCCTACCCCACTGACATAGTATTCGTTGTTGATATAACTAGCAGGCTCAACATCTCCACGGAATACCACTTTGATTCCGTTGGTAAATGCAACACCGTTAGGACTTGTGTAAGTGGTCTTGCCTAAGATTTCGTCAATGTACAATGTTGAACTTTGTGTTTGTTCAATTAATCTGATACGACCAAAGATTTCTGGATCTGTACCGTCTTGGTAGTACAAGGTATCTTGTAGTGCGCTCAGCAAAGGTACCTGACGAAATATACCAGCATCATTTTTAAACCAATATGTGCTGGCGTAAGTTGTTCCGTATAAAATTTGAAACTTTTCTAACTCCCCAATGGATGCTATACTATTCAACTGAAGATATGTAACTCCATTGTTGGTCACATAACTAATCTGCCATACACTAAAGCGTTCGCCAACCGGTACTTCAGTTTGTTGTGCATACAACAAACTGTCGTAGCTACCTGGTAGACCATTGTTAGCTGACCCTTGTGCCAAGGGATCAAAGAATGTAGTTCTATACCATCCACCTGTTTCAGGATCTACTGTGGGATTTTCAAATACCAGAGTACGATCATTGAGCTCTTGAATTCCGTCAATGCCGCCATAAGTGTTTAAGAAATCGTCCACAGTGATATTGTTGATTTGATCAAACTTGAGATCAGTGATCAAATCAACAGCACCATTGTTGTAGGCAATCAGTGGCAGGCCGTAATAAAACTGTTGTGCAGTTTTAGTAGGAACGTTAAATGTAATGGTGCCAAGGTCTTCACCATTGTTGGTCACACCAAACACATCACGGCTACTGATGTTTGGAGTAGTTGGAACTTTTCCGTTGACCCCAGGGGCTGTTTGAATCCAAAATCCTGGACCAGTGCCTGGTGTGCCATCTACAATGTTGATCTGTCCTTTAAGATTGGTCTGTGTTGTGGTAGAATAGTATAGTGTATCTGGAGCATCTTGTGGCACAACAAATATTACCTGTCCTATGATTGCACCATTGTTGGTCACACCTGAGCTGTAGATATTATTCAATCCAGTGCTAGGTGCCGACTTGATATAAAAAGGATAAGGCGCAGAGAGATTCATAGTAAACACATAAGTGTCGCCGCGCACCAAAGTCAATGTGGGATTGTTAGCAAAGTCAATAACAAATGCACTGTTGCCAGCATTGCCTACACTGTAGTTCACTGTTTCTTTGGCATTTTGTGCAACATCAAATGCATAGCTACCTCCACGAACCAAATCAACTGTGGGATTGTTTCCTTGCAGGCCAGAGAATGTGTACACTCCGTTAGCACGATTAACTGTGAAATTGTTTGTAGCTGGAACACCTGTGGCTGCCACATCTACTGCATCAGGGCCATTGGGCAGCCAGAAATATTGGCTGAAGTTAATAAACGTATCCCAGGAAATAAACGGATCCCAGGTGTAGTATTGACTTTCAAACAGGCGATCAGGTTTGGTAGCATTGCCACCTTGATAACTGATACTGTCTAGCAGTCCTGGATAAGTGATTGCATCTTTGATGATGTCTGTATCAGGCTCAAGACTAATGATGCCTGCTTCCAGCTGATAGTCTGCACGAACCTTAGTTGGCTCTACCACATATTTTTCATTGGGGTTAACACCAGGACCCACAGTGCGACCAATAAACCCTTGAGTCTTTTTAAACTTGGGCTCTTGTATCAACTGATCCAGCGTGGCCGCCAGGAACTGTTTGTTTACATCAGTCTGAAAAATTTCAGGTAAAAAATCTACGCTTCGTACTTTTGCCATTAAATGACTCCACTGCCTGGTGCTGTTCTAAGATTGGTGCTGGTCAAGGCTTCAATCACATCTATATTAGTTATGTCCGCTGCATTCACAAAGATTTGGTTGGGTTCAGATCTAATCTCATACAAGTCTCCAAAACTTTTTTGTGTGTCCAGTGGTACCAACACAACAGAACTGATGATTGTGCCTAGTTGTCTGTGCAAGTATGCTGCCAGTTCTGAGAAGTAGAAGGTGTCACCAAAGTTCCATTTGTCTATGCTGAAATAACTATTCATCTCTGCCACTACTGAACTCTTGATTTCGCTGGTTGACGCTGTCGAGCCTTGGGCACGAATCACTTTGATTGTGGCTCGTAGTTGTTGTGCGGCCTTGGCACCAAACAACGGCTTGAAGTTTACAGAGTTCAACACAATGTTATCTGAAATCATCTTGTAGTCATCAAGTCCTTGATAGGCAGTTGACAGTTCATCAATTGTGGGCACACTTGGCTCAATCACAGTACCTGTTGTGTCACGGATCCAGTTTTGATATGCTGTGTAATAACTTTGTGTGACCACATACAGGTCAATGATGTTTGTGGTGCCTGGGTCAATGCGATTTGTCAGTGGCGAGTTATGACGATACTGGAAGTACAATGCTTGTCTACCATTACGAGCAATCCATCCTGATTGTTCAACCAACGTACGAACATTGTTTACGTTGATACTCAACAACCAGAATGTGCCTTGACTGTAGGCATAGAATATTTGTCCTGGTGTCCACTCAGTCTTGACCAATTCAATAGCATCAATGGTAGCATAATCTGCGTTTACTACACCAGGCTCTACCAACAAGTAGCGTTGCAAGTTATCAAAGTCCACTGTTTGTTGCAAGAAAATCCACGGAGAGCTTGCGCTGGGTGTTGCAGGTACAGTGCCTACAATAGTATCAAAGAAATCTGGATCATCAGGCACACCATCGTTGTCACTGTCACGATAGCTGACTAGCACCTGGAAGTCATCAACATAGCCATCACTCTCTACAGGTTGTCCAATAATGTTCATTACCACATCGCCTTGCAACGGAGATGATGATGCAGGTTGCGAGTTCATGGCCAACACATTGATAAAGTCTTTGATAATGGTGCCAGTTCTGCTGTCATAGATCAATTGATTATCATAAAAGAAGAATCGTGTTTGTAGCACTGAACCAAAAGAATAGGCCAGGCCACGGAAGGTCACTGTGTAGTTTTGATTTTCAACCACAAACTGTACCAGCCAACTGGCATCGTCGTTGCCACCAGATGTATCGCCTGCATAAGTTTGGCTCCAGGTAGCTGGATTGGTAGATGAGTATGCATCTAAGTTTTGTTGTGTTATTAGGTACCAAGTGCCTGCAGGAATAGTAGCACCTTGTGGCGTGGTAATAATGGTGTTGGCATAGCCTAGACCAAAATTACGGAACAACTCAATTTGTTCAGCCATTTGTTGTTCAAGACTCACTGGCAAGTCTGTAGTAAACAATGGAATAATAGTATTGACTACTGCGCCAGTGGGCACAAAGTTGTTGATTGTAACAGGACCAGCACCACTCAACAAGTTGCCTTGACCTCCGTTGTATCCATCGCCAATGATGGCTTGTGGAGCAGCCCAGATAGAAGTTTTTTCATCTGGCTTGGTTGGTGTACCCGGTTGCAACTTATTATTTTTGTCAAAGTAATATGCTACACCATTGATGGTGGGAGCAACAAACTCAATGAGGCTACCTACTTGCACGTATTTAAAATCTGTACTGGTACTTGATCCAACAGGAATAGCATTGCCTACAGAATTTTTAAAGTAGCCTGTGGTTTCGTTGGCCAACGTAGTTGACTGCTGCCAAGTGCTTCCGGCAGTTGCACCTGTATTGATAGTATCAATGCGCGGAAAGTTGGCGTAGTAGAACTGTTTCATTGTATCCGCACCTAGCGCAGGTTGCGCTTGGTTTGTAATAAAGTCAGCAATTTCGTTACGATTAATCCAAGAGAACAAGATAGTAGGAAGAATGTTTTCTTCCCATAGTGCACCATCGCTGGAGAAGGTGTTGGTTGAACTATACTTGCCTGTGTTGTCCACGAGATCCAAATAACGACTGGTACCAATTGAACTACGGTTCAATGCTTTGCTTTTGATAATCGAATTGTAAGCAGTGTACGGAAACAGGTTATAGTCTTCGCCATTGACCATACGATTTTGTGTGTAGTAACGTGCAGGAGCACGTTGTTTGATTTGATCAATGTTTTCACGTGCCTGTGCATTGCTCACAGGTTGTGTAATGCCACAGGTGAATGTGATAGTTTGCAAGTTACCATTGCGATCAGTGTAACTGATTGGCAAAGTAACGTTTTGCATTTCTTCTGGATTGATAATGTACTGCAATCCATTACTTGCACGAGTATAACAACGGAAAATTCCCACAGGGATTTCACTGAACACACCGTCGCCAAACACTAGAGTAATCTGATCGTTGGCACGACTGGTTGTAGAATAAATTGGGCGCAGTTCAACCTGCTGTTCTGCGGCTGCGGTGTATACGCTTTCTACATAGTCCCACTCGCGATTGATATTGCCTAGGTTGTCAAGTTCAAACAACCAGCGGTCTTCGTTGTTGACGCCTTCAACATTGATGTTCACTGTGCGATTGCTGATACGTTCAGCAAGGTTAAAGTCTGTGTTCTGCAGTGTGCCTTGTTTGAATGCAAAGAAGTAACCTGTGTTGGCGCTAGCAAAACCTAATTGATCATTGCGATACAAAATGTTAAACGGTGCGTTGGGCACAGGGCTTGGTTCGTACAAGTAATCACGTCCCACGCTGGTAGAAGTAATTGCTTCAAATGGCATGTTTACTCCGTCAACTGTGGCGGTGTAAGGAATCACAGGCAAGAAGCCAGGAATTAAATTTAATGCGTATTCATCAGTACGCACACCCAGTAGTGTTTGACGATTTGCAGGACGTCCTACCCGTTGTGTGTCAACTATGGCTGCATTGAGAATAGCAGTAAACTGTTCTTGCCAGTCTGGGTTTGTGGGGTCAGCCCAGTCTACTGTGACGTTGGCAAGATTGATTCCGTTGTAGTCCACAACATTTTCTGTAGTTGTGACATTGAATACTTTTAACAATCCTTGTGAGGCTGTGTTGCGTTTGGGACTGTAGCTTACTAGATTGGCAAGACGCACTACTGAATCTCTACGTTCGGCAGTGTCCATGTAGTTTTCACGAGTGTTAAGGTCAGTACGGAATGCAAGACTTTGCCCCATGAACGCAATAATGTCCAAGAGTGCAATAAATTCTGACGATTCAATGTAGTCATTGAATGTTTCTGGGTAATACAAACGTAGATAATCTACAAAACTCTTGCGTAGAGTTTCAAAATCGTAGCTTTGAAAGTCTGCTTCTCTATACGTTTGATAGATCTGCTTCCAATCTTCTACGCCAAATATTGCTGTTTGTCTAGTGGTTGTTGCCATTGTTTTGTAACCTCAGAGTATTTATGGTTACTAAAAACGGCGTAGTTATACGTAGGTGGCTTTGCGCTGTTGTTGATCAAAGAATATGCTGAGTATTTCAGCATTCTGTGTGGGTACCACGGTGAGTTGTATTTCAATCAGGATACCATTTTCTTGCGGATAACTTTGGACGTCACTGATGAATATCCTAGGGTCGCCGCCAGCTACACGTTGTACTTCAGCATTGATTGAGTTTTGAGTCTGTGTTGTCTGTGGTTCAAACACATAGTCCCAAAGCACTGTGCCGTAGCCAGGGCGTCCAGGCAGTTGACCTTGACGTATATTGAATGCATTCAGCAGGTCACGTTTGATCAACTCAAAATCAGTGAGAGTGAACTTTTTGTATTGATTGATAGTGTTGAATCCGACGAATGTAGTCATGCTAATATTTATATGCTCTGTAAGTCAGCTTTGAACCGCTGAATGTTTGTTATGTCTTTGTCCAACAGTTCTATCAATAACTCAACATTCACTATGGCCAAGTCAATTTTGCCGAGAAATGCCAGTGATGTACTAGTGGTTTTTAGACTGCGCAAACTGGCTAACAATGCAGTTGCTTCGCTTTTTAGTGCAGTTATTCTAGCTTCCCTTGCGTCCACAGTGTCAGACGTTAGTGTTTCGCCAAAGATATTGTTGGCTTTGGATTCAACGATTGCAATGTTTTGGCTGAGAGTTTTCAGTGCCAGTGTAGCTACTTCATCAAATGTGTCACCACTGAAATCAAGCTTTGGTATTTTTTCATTGCCAACAACACGGCCTAGCGCGGCATTTAGTGTGGCTCGATTAATTGTGTTTGTTGATCCTGTGATTGCCTTGATATTTAGAGTTTCGTTACCAATTTTTTCATCAACCAAATTAACTGCAAAGGCAGCATCTTTGGCCACTTGGTCAAACCCAGCAGTAATGCTGGCTGATATTCCAGAGGTTTGTCCCTTGGCCCAGTTTACAGTATCTGTCACGCTCTTGGCAGCATTCAATGCCACGCCACTCAATAGCTGTGGACTGAGTTTATCTGTGGGCAGGCCAAGTTGTTTGACTTGCTCTATTCCCGTGGACATGAGTCCTTGTTGTATTTTGTTCTGTGCCGAGGGATTTGTTAGCAAATTTTGCACTTCGTTGATGCCGTCTTTACCTGTCCATACTGAAGGACTTTTGAGTACTGACGTCAATGAGTTTTGTCCTGTGGTCAAATATTTGGCAGCAGTACCTGGTTTAACGTATCCAGCTTTTTCTAACTGTGTAGCGTGGCTGTCCTGTTAGTTTACCAGCCTGTGCTAGAACACCTGTGACTTGACTGGCATCTATAGATCCAATGCTGGTTAGTCCGGGCAACTGTTTTGCAAAGTCTCCTGGGGTAATACCATTTAATACTGGCAATTTGGTCAACGCTGATGTTGCACCATTGGTAGCTTTGCTGACCAAGGCACCCAGACTGCTTATACCGCCTGTTAGCTGTGCTTGTGCTCCAGCAAGTCCAGCGGCTGCTTGAGTGGCTGCACTGAGTACGTCTCCAGCTTTGAACCCAGTTAGTGCGCCAGTGTTAACTTGTTTTTCAAATATTGCCTGCGCTTGCTCTCTAGTTAGCGTAGCAGGACCTTCAATAGTAAACTGTTTAGCAGTACCCTCAGCATCGCTTGGCGACTTTACATATTGATTTAGATTAAATGTGTAACTTCCCATGTTATTCTGCCCTTATTTCTACACCTGCAGGCACAGGCTCAGCACCTGGTGGTGGTGTAGGTGTGCCTTCTTCCAGTGCAACTTTGACATCTACGCCTTCGTTATGATAGCTGTAGGGTTCATGTGTGGGTGCTCGGCTCACAATGCTTTCAAGTCCGTCAGGTAGTGTTTGCCAACCAGTACTGGTGTTGAACTCTGTGTCGTCCATAACTGTTTTGACTAAAGGTCTAGGTGCTGGTACTGTGGCTGCGGATGGTCCGTTGAGATCAATACCGCCTGCGGAGAATGTTAGTGTACTGCCGCCGTTCCAACTGCCAGATCCTGCGCTGTTTAGCGCCAGGGTTCCATCAGCTAGTACGCCAATATAACTCTTGCTATAGAGTTTTAGACTTTCTTGCGCGGTAGCAGTTAAATTTAATTCAGCTTCTAATGTTATATTTTCTTTAGATTTCATGTTGATATTACGGCCAGCATACATGTTGATATCACGATCAGCATGCAAGTTAATGTCTCCTTGTGTTCGCACATTAACTGAGTTGGTGCTGAAAATATCCACGGTGCCTTCTTTGCCCAGCTCTATCCAAGTTTGTCCGTTGGCATGTATGATGTAAAAGAAGTTGCCAGAGTCACTCATGGTGATTTGATGACCTTTAGCCGATCTGAACCGGAACAGGGCATTGTTGCCGTCAACGTTGCCGTCGTCCATGGTCAGTGTATGCCCACCCATGCGTCCAATTACTTTGACATCTTGTGGCTTGAGCTCGCCAGCTTCAATTTTTTTGCGTATATCACTGGGACTTGCACCGCCTTGATAAATTGATATGCC